ACTGGTGGATCAAAAAACGGGCCATGATCCTCGGTCTGGCCACCGCCCGTCTGACCGACAACCGCGAGCCGGATTGGAGCGCCGCCGAGATCGAGCTGCTGCAGCAACACGCCCACAAGGTCCCCGACGTCATCGCCCGGATCTTCCGGGCCAACGGCCACAGTCGCTCCGCCACGGCGATCGTCGTCAAGCGCCGCCGCCTCGGCTGCGACACCGTCGATATCGACCACTACACCGCCACCCAGCTGGCTGACGAGTTCGGCGTCGACGCCCACTGCGTCACCCGTTGGATCGAGCGCGGCTGGCTCAAGGCCCAACGCCGCGGGACCGACCGGGTCGAATCCCAGGGCGGCGACCAGTGGTGGATCAAGCGCAAGCACGTCCGTGAATTCGTCGCCGAGTCCATCGGCATCATCGATATCCGCAAGGTCGACAAGGTGTGGTTCGTCGACCTGCTGGTAAACGGCTGAACCTCAACCCCAGGAGAATCAATGAGCAGAGACGACCAGGCAACATACTACGACGCCGGCGGCATCGAGACGCTGGATGTCATCCGCGCCAAACTGACCCGCGATCAGTACCTCGGCTACCTCCTCGGCACGACACTGGTCTACCTGTGCCGCCTCAACTGGAAGGACCAGGCCGGCAGCGACGCCCGCAAGGCCGCCAACTATGCCCGCTGGCTGGCCGACGAGATCGAGACGGAAATCGGCACGAACGACTGATCCCAACCTCNAGCGATGAGGAGACCAATGTCCAAGACCCGCCCCACCCGCATCATAGCCCCCCCCCGCCGCATCGCCTGTCCCNGNAACGACAAGGGGCAGAACATATCGATGCTGGTGTTCGATTGCGATAACGGCCGCACCTANACGCTGGANGAGCTGGCGGCGGCTGCCCTGGTCAATCCCAACACGATCCGTACCCGGATTGCCGCCGCCGGCTGGGACTCCCCCGACGTCCTGCTCCGGGGCCGTAAACCAAAACGCGAGAGCGAGGGCTCCCCCGAATGGAAAGCCCTCGGCAGCCGCGCCCGCCATCAGCTGCTGCGACATATCGCCGGTCCCGGTCCCCTCGAATCGGCGTTGCTGGACTGCAACGATCCCGGATGAGCACACCGAACTCATCCCCAGCCGGTCTGCCGGACAGGCGATAAAGCGTTTAAATCGCTTAAACGCTTAAACGCTTAAACGCTCAATCGCTTGATCGCTTGATCGCTTCACCGCCAATTTTGCCACCACAAGTAATCCCAACCCCATCCCAACCCCATCACCACCCGCAATCGCCGGGATTCAAATCACCCCGACCATTCCCCAATACCACCGCTGGTATTGGGGGTCTTTTTTTTTCCACAACATATAGCGTATCCTCTCCCAAGTAACGCACCGCTGTCCGATCCGATCTGAACCGAGGGGAATATGACCATCGACCAGCTCAACGAACGACTCGCGCTTTATCTGGCCGCCGAACGCAAGATCCTCGAGGGCAACCAGAGCTACACCGTCAACGGCGTAACCTACGACCGCGCCCACCTCGGCCAGGTCCGGGCCGAAATCGCCAGTCTCAGTCAGCAGATCTTCCTGCTCGATGCCGGCGGCAACTACGGCGTCCAGTCCGTGCTGTTCGGAGGCCGCCGCTGATGGCCGCCCCGCTGTTGTCCAAGGCCTACGACGCCTATTCCGCCCTGGTCGGAGGGGTCCTGTCGCTGATCGCCCCCAAGGCGGCCGCCTCGTTCCGTTTCGGTCGCGATCTTTATCGCAGCTACACCTCCGGCGCCACCACCGGCCCCGACGCCATCTTCCGCCCCCGCCTGCGCTCGGCCGATGCCGACGTCAAGGCCGCCTGGCGGTTGACCGCCGGCCGCTGCCGGGACCAGTACCACAACAACTCGCTGATCGCCGGCGGGGTCGAGCGGATCTGCAACAACGTCGTCCGCAACGGCATCTACCCGCAGTTCCTATTCCGCACCCGCGATGGCCGTCTCGACCGCACCGCCAATACCGCCTGGGAAAAACTGTTCCGCCGCTGGGCGATCTACTGCGACATCACCGGCCACGACAGCTACGGCTCGCTGCAGATCCTCGGTCTGCGCCACATGTGGTTCGATGGCCAGTACCTGATCCACCGGGTCTACGACGAGTCGCTGCCCGGCATCGTCCCGCTCCGCCTCGAACTGATCGAGTGCGAGCAGCTCGACGCCCTGGTCGACGGCGAACTGTCTCCCGGCATCATCGCCCGCAAGGGCATCGAATACGACGCCGCCACCGGCCGCCCCCTCGCCTACCACGTCCTCGACCACCACCCCGGCGACTATCTCGCCCTCGGTCGCCGCAGCTCCAGCCGCCGGATCGCCGCCGCCGACATCATCCACGTCTGGGACCGGGAGATGATCAGCCAGTATTCCGGCATCGCCTGGCTCCATGCCGTGGTGATGGAGGGCTACAGGATGGACGAGTTCCGCCATATCACCCAGGACACCGCCCGGGCCCAGGCGATCTTCGCCTATTTCCTCAAGTCGTCGATGCCTGGGTTCAATCTCGGGCCGGGCATCCCGGCCGGAGGCCAGACCACCCCCTACACCCCGGCCGCCACCGGTGGCAGCAACGACAGCACCCTGTCGCTCAATTCGACAATGGTGCAGAAACTGCCGAGCGGGACCGAGGTGCAGGCGATCAACCCGACCCATCCCGGCAACAACTACGAGCCGTTCGTCAAGGATTCGCAGCGCTGGCAATCGGCCGGGCTGGGCATGAGCTTCGAGGCCTTCGCCAACAACTACAGCGAGTCGACCTACGCCTCCGCCCGCTCAGGCTCGCTCGAGGAACGCCTCAGCTACCAGGGCCAGCAGCAATTCATCGAAGAGAAGATAAACCGCCGCCTCCTCGCCTGGTTCATCGAATCGGCCTGGCTGGCCGGCCTCGCCCCGGCGATCATGCCGGGCTATGCCGCCGACCCGCTGCGCTATCACGAGATGGCCGCCGGGCAGATGCCGGGCTGGACCTGGGTCGACCCGCAGAACGACGCCAACGCCGCCGAAAAGCTGATCGACCTGGTGATAGATACCCGCACCGATCAGGCGGCGATGCGCGGTCAGGTCTTTGAGGACGTCGTCGAACGTCAGCTCGAGGAAGAAGACCTGTTGCTCACTCTGGCCGAGAAGCGGGCCAAACGTATTCAACTGGAGACCAGCAATGCCAATGCCGTACAGCCAACGCCAGCAGATTGAAACGCTCCTCCGCGCCGCCGGGATCCATCCGGGGATGACTGCCCGTGCCGCCGTCCCCGCCTCCGTCCGCGCCGCCGATCCGGCGACCGACGAGGGGGCGAAGACCGGGATGGAATGGGTCTTGTCCACCGAGCTGCCGGCGACGGTGTTCGACTGGGAGCGGTGGGACTTCGTGTCCGAGATCCTGCTCGCCGACGGCATGGAGGTCCCGGCAGCCGGGCAGGTGCCACTGCTCGACAGCCACAGCCGCTACTCGGTCAAGGATGTGCTCGGCCATGTCGACGGCTTCGGCTCCGGAGTGTTCGACGGCTACAGCGGCCGGACCGGCCGGTGCCACTTCGCCGCCGACACCGACAGCCAGACCGCGAAACAGAAGGTCGCCGACCGCCATATTACCGACGGTTCGGTCGGCTACCAGGTCCTCGGCTCGATCTGGGTGCCGGAAGGGACCGAGGTGGCAATCGACGGGCGGACCTTCGTCGGTCCGCTCAAGGTCAGCAGGAAATGGGCATTGAAGGAATTCAGCATCACCCCAATCGGTGCGGACGTGCTTGCCAAAGTACGGCTGCTGTGCGGCAGCCTGCCGCATCACATCTAACGGAGAACAACTATGAACCCGAAACTGAGAGCATTTCTAGAAGCCAACGGCCTGCGGGCGGACGCCACCGAGCAGGAGGCCTGGAGCCACTACGACAAGCTGGTCGAGGGCGGAGTCGCCCCGACCGGAATCGAGATCGGCAATCGGTCCGCCGCCCCGACCCCGGCCCCCACTCCCGCACCCACCCCGGCAGCGACCCCGGCCG